CCCATCTCTCTCGCGCATTAAACTCGGAATCCAACGACCTCAGTGAGGCGTGGGATTTCGAGTACGACAATCTTTGGAGGCACAGATGGGGAAGTAAACCCTTCTCCTTCTGTTCCCCCAAGGAACAAATCGGGATTTTGAGCGCTCGTACCTTCTGGTACAAGCGCTTAAAACCCCACAACAAGAATCTCCTGAAGAAACTACTCGAGCGTAAGCGCGGGTTGGAGCTAAAGGAGATACTACATGTCACGGACGGGATGTTATCATCGCTGATAATGTCCTATCCCGAAATATTTTGCAATGATCCTGCCCGCCCCTATGCAGAGGCGGACAGGATCATGTGCTCACTCATCTCGAACGGTCTTCAAGACTACGCCGGGCAACTGGCGAGACTGAAGACGTTCAAAAAGCGGCTCCGTAAGGCGGCCTTCTTGGGAGAGAAGGTCGAGCTCACAGAGCCTGAACAAAGGTCGCACTCCTGGCTGGAGGCAGTGGTTAACCACTACAACCAGACAGCAGGCGTACAAAGTAAGGCCAACATGTTCCGGGTCTGTGTTTTCACACAGACTCGATCAACAGGGTTGGCCAACCAAAAGATGGCAGACGCCACTTTACAAGGATTCCTTGATGAAGTGACGTCCGTCAAACAATTTAATCCCGACAACGACCTCGTTGAATCCATTGACTGGGTTCTGGACGGAGTCGTTGCCGGGGCTGTCGGAGGTAATCCTCAGTTCCGCATTAGTATGTCTACTAGTGCGTGTACTGAGAATAGCAAACGAAATGAGGGAAAGTTCGGGTATTTGAAGAAATGCCCGGACCGACCCAAATTACCAAAGTTTTCGCCTACGAATCCAGGTGGCCAATTGGGCACCTGGGCGTTCAATAAAGCGAAAGACATGATCAACTCCTCTGACGAGGCGATATTCAAAACGAATGTCGCCGCGATCAGGGAGAATGGAAAATGCAGGGTTGTAACGAGCGGATCCTTTTACAAGGATGCATTCCTACAACCCTTCTCTCATATGACGATAGCCGCTATCAAGACTCAAAAGAGTCTTAGACAGGGGCTGTCGGCTGGAAGGCTAGGATGGGCCTTCATCAGCAGAGTCGATCACCTCGACCCTGTTGATGGGCACGTACTATTCGAAAAAAAGAAGAGGATCATGTCAGTGGACTGGGAAAAGGCCACTGACATTCCTCCTCACAAAAGCGCTCATGCTGTCACATCCCGTCTATTAGACAAGATGCGGCTAAGCAAGGAGCTACGTGATACTCTTGACTGTATATGGCCCGGTTGTAAGGACCTATACGTCAAGGGTAAATATGTGTGTCAGATGGTTAACGGTGTCCCAATGGGAGACCCGCTAACCAAGACAAATATATCTCTAGCCCACCCAATCTGCGAAGCGTACGCGCATCGTAGAGTGCCGGGGGTCAAGATAGTCCATGCCGGCAACGGTGATGATACTGTAATCATCGCCGCTGCCGACACGGACGAAATTTGCGATAGGTGGTTCGAGGAGTACAATCGTGCGACTGTACAACTCGGCTACCGCCTATCACCATTAGACACCTTCGTGACAAGTACCTGGGGTACTTATTGCGAAGAAGTCTTCCATATTCCTGTCGATCGATTCAACACTGTGCGAACAGCGTCGAAATTGAAAGACAACCGATACCTTCCGTATCTAGACCATCCTAAAATGCGTCTAGTTATAGATACCAAGAAAGACCGAGCGGATTACTCTTCCGATATTACAGGAAAAGTAACCCTACTTGGCAAAGATCAGCAATACGCCGAGCAGGGAGAAGAGGGTCACCTCTTCTCCGTTGCATCGGCGATGCAAGACGTATGTCTCGGAGTAAGATATGAGCAAAGGCCCATGTACTTACCCCGAGAAATCTTTAGTGTTGGCAAGATGCCAGCTTTCTGGAACACAGAGAGCTGGGCTAATGCCATATGGAGTATGCCCCAAAAGGTCGTGAACATTACTGTTCGCGCCCTTAAGGAGCTCATGGGAGACATTCCCACGAATTTGACGGAGCTTAGAGCCGTCAAATCCGGGGAACGTCACTTCTCTGGTGAGGCAGTCGCCGAGGTATTTACCATACCCGACGACGACCCCATCAAACAATTGGTTACAGTCCGCAGGGAGGATTCTAAGAAAATCCCCCCTGGAGTACTGGAACGACTGGTTGAGAGTAAGCACTTGACCACTTCGAAAGAAGTGGAAGCGCTATATCTCTTCATGAAAAGGCTCGAAGAACTCGAACAGGTCGTTAATAACGACTTGTTCGAGATGCTTCGAACAAAAGTCTCGGTTTTGAGAGAGTATTCTAAAGAAGACACTCTCAAAACTTGCGAGAAATTTAAAAGCAAGTTCTTCAAACAGCAATGGACCTTAAGAAGGCCCTTTGAAGTTGACTACTACCTGACACATCACATAGACGAGCTGCGAAGTTCCGATCCTAGGACCGTGAACATCGAGTTCGACTATGTGAACCGATTTGCGAAGAGGCTCCGCCCCGACTCGGTGAAAACCCGAGCCGAGGAGGAGCTCTATGAATGGTTTGTGCGTAGCGTGGACGACATTCTCGGAGATAACGAGTATGACCTCCCCCCTACGCAACTCTTAGAGGATGACCCCTACATCTTG